GTCCGTCGACGGATACCCCACTGCCACAAGGGTCATCAGCCACCTATGGGAAAAGGGACGACAGGGTCGTCGATGAGGAGGAGCACGTTACCGCGCCGGTTTGAGTGTTGATAACTATCGGGTACGAGGTGTCGTAGCTCGCGCCCTCGATCGGGATAGCCCCGCAAAGGGTAGTGGTGATTTCAGCTGCCGAACTGTAAGTGACTGCGTCTCCGGCCGCGTTCACAGTGAACACATAGCTCGCGCCCGAAAGCAACCAATACGACGATCGGCGAAGATATACTCTTCTGCGAGGAGGCGCGGGAAGCGGGACTGGAAGTTTGGGCCGACATCGAGCTTTCCCATCACATCGGGCACGTCGGACAGAAGGTCTATCGTTATGGAAATGTCTGAACCCGTTGATCCCGATCTTGAGTTTAACGCTGGCGATCGCGCTAGTGTCAAGAAGAAGAAGATGGAGTCGGAACGACTCGCGAGAGAGAAGAAGGCTTTACTGGAATCGATCATGCAGTTCCAGCAGGGCCGGAGGTGGATCAAAGATTTGCTTACTGCGTGTCATTGCTTTCAGACTTCGTTCTCAAAGAACGCGCTTGAAATGGCCTTCGCCGAGGGCCAGCGAAACATAGGTCTACAACTTCTAGCCGACATAACAGCATCATGTCCAGAACAATACGTCGTGATGCTCCAGGAGAAATATGATGAGTGAACCGATCCTTCCCGATGGGCCAGTTGCCACCGAAACTCTCGGTGTACCTACCGCTGATACTAACACCCTAATGACTCCGGCCGCGGAGCCAGCCAAGGTAGAGGAACCCGCTAAGCCCGAGGGCGAGAAGCCCGCCGAGGTGAAGCCTGAAGCTTTCGACGCCAAAGCTCTCAAACTCCCAGAAGGAGTTGAGGTTGATGAAGCGACGATGGGCAAGTTCTCTGAGCTTGCGAAGGAAACAGGACTCTCCCAAGAGGCCGCGCAGAAACTCTTTGATCTTCATCAGGAAACCATTAAGGCCGCGACTGAACAGTCTACCCGGCTATGGTCCGAGACCCAGACGAATTGGGTCAATGAAGTCAAGGCGGATAAGGACATTGGTGGAGACAAACTCCCGGGCGTTCAACAGGTGATTGGTAAGATCCTGGACAATCCCGAGTTCGCCGCCACTGGTGTCAAAGAGGCGTTCAATCTGACAGGCGCTGGCAACAATCCCGCTATCCTGAAAACCTTCTACAACATGGCCAAGGCGCTGACCGAAGGCCAACATGTGGCTGGTAATCCGGCCCGGAATATGCCAGCTTCGGCGGCTGACGCCATGTATCCACACCTTAAGCAAGGTTAAACTAAAATGGCAACTCTCGGCGCAACTGCGCTAACCTACGCGGACTGGGCTAAGCGCCTAGACGATAACTACAAGATCGCTTCGATCGTCGAGCTTCTCTCGCAGACGAACGAGATCCTGGACGATATGCTCGTCATGGAGGGCAACCTCCCGACCGGCCATAAGACGACGGTCCGCACGGGACTGCCTTCTGCGACTTGGCGTCTGCTCAACTACGGTGTGCCTAACGGGAAGAGCACGACTGCTCAGATCGTCGACAGCTGCGGTAACCTTGAGACCTACGCAGTTATCGACAAGGACCTTGCAGACCTTAACGGAAATACCCCCGAGTTCCGCATGTCGGAAGTCAAGGCGTTTCTTGAGGGTATGTCTCAGCAGGTCGCCACGACCCTGATCTACGGCAACACGGCCACGAACCCTGAGCGGTTCATGGGTCTTGCGCCGCGGTTCAACACTGTCACTTCGGCCACTGCTCAGACGGCAGTGAACGTGGTTGACGGTGGCGGTACGGGTTCTACGAACACCTCCATCTGGATCGTGTGCTGGGGCTCGGATACTGTCCATGGGATTTTCCCGAAGGGCAAGATCACCGGACTGCATCACAAGGACATGGGCGAGTGGCCCGTGCAGGACGCCAACAACAACACCTATCAGGCCTACCGCGATCACTTCAAGTGGGAGATCGGTCTGACGGTTCGTGACTGGCGTTATGTCGTCCGTATCTGCAACATCGACGTGGCACTGCTCTCGGGCGGTTCCGCGGCCAACCTCATTAACCTTCTGGTTCGCGGTCTCTACCGTATGCCCACGACTGGTTCGATGCAGACTGGCGTGCAGTCTTCGGATGCTCCCTCGATCCGCGGGCAGATGGGTAAGATGGCCATCTACTGCAATCGCGTCATTCGCACTTACCTCGACCTCCAGGCCCTGAACAAGACCAACGTCTTGCTGCAGATGCGGGAATTCGATGGTAAGGTAGTTACGACGTTCCGTGGGGTTCCGATCAGGACGGTTGACGCCATCCTGAATACCGAAGCTCGTGTAACCTAATGGCTTCGCCCCGCCTGAACCCCGCTCTCAAAGGAACTGAAAAATGATCATCGACGGACTACTTCTATTCGACTCGGCAGCACTGGTCACTTCGACCGCCGCCAGCACCAACATCGTGGACCTCGTTAACGCCCGAGATATCGGAGTTGGTGACGATCCGGCCATGAAGGTTATGGTCCTCGTGACCACGGCCATCACGACCACGAACTCTGCGACGCTGACGGTGTCGGCTCAGGGTTCGACGGACAATAGCACTTGGTCCACGTATGTCAGCTCCCCGGCTTATGCCGCGGCTGCACTCGTCGCCGGGGCACGCTTGTTCGATGTGGACTGGCCGCGCCCTGCAGCTGGCCTTGCCACGCCGCGTTATATCCGACTGTACTATACAGTCGGAACGGGTATCTTCTCTGCCGGTGCCGTTACTGCCGCCCTCGTCCTTGATCGCGATGATCGAGTGAACGCGGCTGGTGCGTATCCCGCTGGCATTGCTATTGCCAACTGAAAAAGCGAGGGGGTCTTCGGGCCCCCTCCACTTTAGGAGAGTGACATGAAAGTTAAGCTTCTCGCCGATCATTACATCAACGACACCTACCTCCTGAACGGCCGCGTGATAGGGGATGGCACGGAATTTCCGTTCGAGGGGCCGCCTTCGCACGAAATGGAAGGACTGGATGAGGCCTCAATCAAGGCCTGTGATAAAGTCCGAAATAAGTTTATGGGCGGTGCTCCGCTCTCTGAACTCACCATGACGATGGAGGCAACAAAGTGACGACTGCACCACAACTTAATTCTCGATATCTTCCGCCGGGATGGGATGCCCCGGCAGTTGATTGCATCGCCATCACCACCTCCGCCGATGCACAGCCCGCTCAGCTCCGTGGGATCTATGTCGGTGGCGCGGGTAACGTAGTTATCACAACGCCGGGAGGGAACACTGTAACCTTCACGGCAGTTCCGGTTGGAACTCAGTTGTGGGCTATGGCAACTCACGTCACGACCGCCTCAACCGCCACCCTGATGGTCGGCCTTCTATAAGGAGCCTTCAATGCCCTTTAATGATTGGGGCCAGCTACGCGGAAATGGAACCGCGGGCTGGAACGCAAGCACGAATGAGCCTAAGCTTGCCTCTGGTCAGGGGCAAACGGGGTTTGTCTACAAGGTGATCGTGGCCGGGACTACCACACTCGATGGAACATCGACGTGGGCTGTGAACGACTTTGCCTACTTTGATGGCGACGTCTGGCAGCGAATCACACGGACGGGCGGGAGTGGGGCTGAGACGTTCCTCGAACTTCTCGACACTCCAGACTCGTATTCAGGACAAGCTGGACAGTTGGTTGCGGTTAATGGAGCGGAAAACGCGCTTGAGTTCATTGCACCGCCAGCAGCCCCGGCTACACCGATCTATGATGTTGGCTTCGCATATGACGGCATTGCCACTGCCGGTGCGGTTATCGGTAGGTACATTTTCCCTCGGGCGGCGTATCTTGCCGAGACCGGAGCACCGTCCCAGTCTAAGGCTGATGTGGCCGCGACTTCGGAAGTGACGTTCAGTCTTGAAAAAAACGGTACTCCGTTCGGAACTTGTGTGTACTCAGTCGCGGGTTCGGTTGGAGTGTTTACCGTAGCTTCTGCGGTAAATTTTGTTCAGGGCGATGTTGTCTCTGCCGTGATCGATATCGAAGACGCTACTCTCGATGGCGTGTCTATGACTCTAGCAATGACGAGGCCGTAAAATGGCAGTCTGGTATATGGATGGGTTTGACTACACAACCGGAGATTACACTCCAGGGGCCACATTCTATAACGCCGATATAGGTATTTCGGCCGGTACTTCCAGGTGGAGTACAAATTGTTTTCAGTATTCTACCGGGACCAGAGCTACTACCTTTGTTTATGGGCCCGGCGGAACTCGCTCTATGGGCGCAATAGCGTTCAAAACTTTGAGCGGGAATAATCTGTCCAGGTTCTTTGGAATGATCTGGCCGGCAGTTGCATCCGCGGCCTACATTGGTACGGACGGATCCAATAGTATTATTGTAACAAATTGGAAAGGCAATCTAGGCATTTTTGGGTATGAGCAGAATAATACCCTTGTTGTTGATGCTGGATTCCTGATCGCGGATAATCAATGGCATTGGCTAGAGTGGGATCTAGACTGGGGCACAGCCCCAAAAACCCAGCGGTTAGCGTTGGATGGGAATGTCATTTATAATGGAGTTTTTGATCTTAATGCCGGGGGACTTTCAGTCGGAAGTATCGGTGTTTACGGGGTTGATTATCAGTATAGATTCACGTCGGGGACGGTCAGTGTCGACGATGTTATCTGCTACGATGACACTGATGACGGAACCCCCGGTTGTCTAACCGCCGCAAGTTGGCCCTTGGGGTTGAAGCAGTTTACCACGATCAGGCCGTCAGGGGATGTTACAACGGATTTCACTCCGTTGAGTGGTTCGGATAACTACGCGATGGTGGACGAGGCTGATCTTGACGGGGACACAACGTATAACTACCTAAACGGCCCAGTTACCGGGAATAGGGATCTTTTTTCATACACCGATCTCGGGTTTAATCCACTGTCTATCTTGACCATAGGCGTTGTTGACGCTTGGCAGAATGCTGGAGCTGGAGCGTTGCAAATGCATGCCCTCGCTAAATCCTCCGGTGTTGAGATGGCGAGTAGCTCGAAAAACCTAGGTTCGGGCTATGTCTCTCAGCTTAGCATGTTCTACAATGATCCGAGTGGAAACCCTTGGACAGGAACCACTGTTAACGCCGCTAACTTTGGCTACGAGACTGAGTGATGGCTAACACTTGGAATCCATTTACGATAGCGTCCAGTGTCACACTGAGTGGCGGGGATTTGATTGCTACCGCTACCTCGAACAACGAGACCGGGAATCTCAAAGGACTGTACGTTGTTCCCGCAGGTGGCGGTTATTTTGAAATAACTTCAAACCCACAGGGCAATGTTAAGATCGGTATATGCACTCCACTGTGGGATTTGTTGACAAAAAGTATTTGGCAAAATTCTCCTTATTCAGTAGCCTATGAACTCAACAACGGCAAAGTCTGGAAAAATGGTGTCACTCTTTCTACCATCCAACTAGCCACTGCTGCCCAGATCAATTGCTTTGCGGTAAGTTCGACACATATTTGGATTCGAAAGCAGAGTGGGAATTGGAATAATAACGCACTGGCTGACCCGGCAACTGGTGTCGGTGGCATTGCCCACGGATTAACTGGCTTTATCTCCGCGAACGGTTGTGTGGTTAATAACGGGGATAAGCTTACTGCAGCATTTGCTTCGGGAAGCTGGACATATTCACCGCCCGCCGGTTTTGGTGAGTTGGAATTTGCTGACGCGGAAAGTCGAGTTTCTCAACAATTTGCCGTGGTAGCACATTTGCCGGACGTTCCATTAGCGGAAGCGCAAGCGCGGGTCAGTCAACAGTATATCATCGTGGCACACTCTTCCACACCCATGCCGCCCTCCGGAGCATTCCGGTACCACCAACCGATAATTAACCTGGATGATGGCCCATGACAAGCGTAGTTGAAATTTGCAATCAGGCGCTAGCGGCCATCGGAACTCGTTCGACGATCGCGTCATTGACGGAGGATTCGGCAGAGGCTATCGCTTGCGCTCAGCAATTCGCGGACACGCGGAATAAGCTGCTGAGGGCGGCACCGTGGAACTTTGCCACTCGATGGGCCGCGCTTGGATTGCTTAAAGCTCTGCCGGGAATGCCCGAGTCGGATATTACCACGACTTCAGCAGTGTGGTTGACGACCTATCCGCCGCCGCCGTGGGCGTACTCGTACGCGTATCCGAGCAATTGTCTCATGGTCCGCTCGGTCCACGCACAGCCGAATAACGCCACCACTACCATTCCGCTGTTCTCGTCCCCATACTACTCGACCTTCGGGGTCGGACAAGCAGTACGGTTCGAGGTTATGTCGGACCTCGACATTGACGACAATATGATCAAAGTGGTATGCGCGAATATCTCACAGGCGCTTGTCAAATTCACAGTCGCTGATCCGCCGATCGAAATGTGGGACTACAGCTTCACTGAAGCTTTGACTGACGCACTTGCAAGTCAGATAGCGATGCAGTTAACTGGCAACGCGAATGTTGTCAAGTTGATGGCAGCGAAAGCGAATGCTTCCATTGAAGAAGCTCGCGAACGTGATGGGAACGAGGGCCTAACTATCGTGGATCATGTACCCGACTGGCTGCAAGTCCGCGGCGTCGGTGGTGTGTTCTCCTCTTACGATGGAATTGGACCAGTAGCATGGGGCCCGCTCTTCTAGCGATTAAGCCACACCATTGCATCGTGCAATGGGCCATACTTCTAACTCTCTTCTGCTCCCCAGCCTTAGCACACAGTTGGTACGATCCATACTGTTGCAATTCTCAAGATTGTACCGAGTACAAAGGGACTGTGACTGAAGGGTCTCTCGGATATACTCTCGAAGACGGTAAGCTTATCCTGTATAAAGATGCTAAGGTCAGTATGGATGCGAACTTCCACATCTGCATCTATCACGGCCAGCTCCGCTGCTTCTACGCGCCACCAAGGACATTCTGATGGTCGACTCTTTCATCCAGCCTAGCTTCTCGTCCGGTGAGGTTTCGCCGAGCTTGTACGGTCGCGTGGATCTCGCGAAGTATCGAGTGGGTGCGGCGCTGGCTCGGAACTTCTTCGTAGACTATCGGGGCGGGATGAGCAACCGTCCGGGTACGCTGTATGTTGGGACCGCGATTGACAGTACGCAGGCTGTTCGTTTGATCCCGTTCGAGTTCAGTGTTGAACAGACGTATGTGTTGGAGTTCGGGAATTACACTCTTCGGTTTATTCAGGATGGTGGATACATTGAGGTATCTCCTGGAGTCCCGTATCAAATCGAAACACAGTATCCGTCCTCGGCTCTCGCGCTGCTAAAGTATACCCAGTCTGCAGATGTGATGACACTCACACATCCCGAGTATTTATCTATTAATTTGATTCGACTTGGTGATACTTCTTGGGTAATAGAAGGAATCTCATTCGGCGCTGACATCGGTTTTCCAATGAGTGTGACTATTTCTTTGAATACTGTAAGCACCTCGTCTGAAATAGCCGGAGTAGCTTACTGTGTAACCGCGATTAGCGAAACTGGGTCTGAGAGTAATCCAAGCGATGTAGTCTCGGATCAAACACTTAACATTGCTTCTGCTCTCGGGTCGATCACAGTCTCATGGGCAAGTCTCACAGGGGCGCGCTATTATAATGTGTATAAGGCGCTGCCGACGGCGGAGACAGATGTTCCGATCGGCGCTACTTTTGGCTACATGGCCACGGCCTACGGGACGCAGTCAGTAGACAACAACATCACCCCTGATTTCACCACCACCCCACCGCAGCATCGTGATCCTTTCGGCTCCGCTCGGATAGACTACGTTACCGTAACTGCCGGTGGTTCGGGATATGTGCAAGCTACAACCACGATAAATGTGGCGGATGGAAGTGGTACAGGTGCACGGCTAACTCCAGTTGTTGTGGGTGGGGCTATTGTAGCTGTGATTGTGGAAAATGAAGGTTTGGGATATACCGCCCCCACGATCACCGCGGTTGGCGCTGGTGCCGGGGCCACCTTTACCGGCACCCTCACCGCTACCACAGGCATCTATCCTTCGGTATGCTGTTATTTTCAGCAAAGGAAGGTTTTCGCTGCTACTTACAATCAGCCTGCGACACTGTGGATGACGAAGCCGGGGCAGTTTGAGAATATGGACCGGTCGTTGCCGACAGTGGGAAGCGACGCGCTCGAGTTGACTTTGTCCTCGACACAGGTAAATAGGATCAAGGCGCTCGTCCCAATGCCAGGGGGACTTGTGGTTCTTACTTCCGGTGGGGCCTGGCAAATTTCAGGAGGACAGCCCGGTGAAGCACTCACGGCCACTTCCGCTACCGCTACCCCGCAGGCATACAACGGATGCTCTGACGTCCCCCCACTGGTGGTCAATTATGACATCCTCTACGTACAGTCAAGAGGTTCGATTGTCCGCTCTCTTTCGTATAACTTTTACGCTAATATTTATACTGGTACTGATCTTACCGTAATCTCGAACCATCTGTTCCAACCTCACGTGATTACGGAGTGGGCTTGGGCGGAGGAGCCGTTTAAGCTTGTGTACGCCGTCCGATCTGACGGAGTGCTTTTAACGATGGCGCTCTTGAAAGAGCAGGAAGTTTATGGGTGGACCTGGAACGACACGCAGGGATTCTACGAATCCGTGTGCACGGTTCAGGAGGGGGAACAGAATGCCGTTTATGTTGTAGTGCGGCGGTTGATCAATGGGACCTGGAGGCGGATGATTGAGCGTTTCGCTAACCGCCTATTCCCGAATGCAGCAACTAACCTGACGGATATCAGAAATGTTGAGGATGCTTGGTTCGTGGATTGCGGGCTTGCGTACCCTCTGGTCTACCCTGATGCCGGGATCAGTGTCACTATATCCGGTACGACGGCTACGATCACCGCAGACGCTGCGGTCTTCAGTGGGGGCGATGTCGGAAAAGTTCTCCGAGTCTCCGGTGGGATCGTCGACGTCACTGCATACACTAACAGTACCAGGATTGTCGGAACCATACGATCAGATATCGAGGCTTTCATCCCCGGTACTTCCACCGTCGTTCCCGCCGACTCGGGAGAATGGTCCCTGACAACGCCGGTCACGACAGTCACAGGCCTGGATCATTTGAACGGCATGACAGTGAAGGTTCTCGGCGATGGCAACGTTTTCCCCGACGCGGTTGTGGCAGGCGGCAGTATCACATTGTCCGAACCTTGCAGTCGAATTATTGTGGGCCTACCGTACACATCTCAACTACAGACCTTGCCTCTCGAAGTCGGAGACCCCACGATTCAGGGAAAACGCAAGAAGATTTCCGCGCTGACGACTCAGGTCGAGAGCACCCGCGGGCTCCAGTACGGGCCGGACTTTGACCACATGACGGAGTACAAGATGAGAAGCAACCAGGGATATGGACAGCCGATTCAGCTAGAGACGGGTAAGCAGCGCGTGGTGATGAATCCGACGTGGACTGTGGAGGGACAGCTATGCGTACAGCAGACATACCCGTTGCCAGCGAGTGTCTTGGCGGTAATCCCGGAGTTAACACTGGGGGATACGGCTTAGAGTTTCGAGTGACCGCGACGACCCAAGCGCACATAAAAATGCTGTGCCAAGACTTGCGGAATTTAGCGGTGACGGATCTAGAAATCGCTGGTGATCCGCGAATATCAGATCGACTAGCGGGCGCGGTTAAAGATTCAGTGATGAGTTGGTGTGGATTGATCGACGATCAGGTAGTGGCGATCTGGGGCATCTACGCAACGGACTTGATCTGCGGGGAATACGCCCTGTGGATGCTGACAACGAATAAGGCCGATGAACATCCACTGGTGCTTGCACGACACAGCAAGCGGATACTCGCAAGCTTGCTGGAAATGACTCCCAAAATTCACGGTTATGTCAGTGCGGATTACAAGCGGTCGATCCGCTGGCTGCGTTGGCTTGGGTTCGAGCTTAGTCCGACAGTGAAGTGGGAGAAGGGCTACGTAAAGAAGTTTAAGATGGAGAGGAAGTGATGGATCCGTTTACACTGGCTGCGGTCAGCATTGGAACGACTGCGTTAAGCGCGGGTGTCAGTGCTGTTGGCGCAGTTATGCAGGGGAATGCCACGGCAAGTGCCGCGAAATATCAGGCCCAAGTTGCCGCAAACAACGCGCTGATTGCGCAACAGAATGCAAGCTATGAGCGTCAGAAGGGTTCGGTCGAAGCTTGGTCCCAGGACATGCGGACGAAGGCTATGCTCGGAGAACAGCTTGCCGGGCAGGGTGCGAGTGGGTTTGATATTGAGAGCGGAAGCCTCACTGACGTACGAAAGAGTACGGCTATGATTGGGGCGCTCGATCGGAGCACGATTAAGAATAACGCCGAACGTAGAGCGTATGCGAATGATGTTCAGGCCACGAATTTAAAGGCCGAGAGCGGACTTAAGCGGCTCGAAGGCAAGAACGCGCAGACTGCGGGAACGATGAACGGGATCAGTTCTCTACTCTCGGGCGCATCTTCCGTTGGAACTAAGTGGTCGAACTACAAAGCAATTGGAACCTTCTAATGCCCAGAATCCCTTACTCGCCAGTCCCGTCCGTCCAGTCCACCGGGGCTCCCGAAGCCTATCAGCGCATTGACGCATCGCCCGCCGCTTTCGGCGCTGGTGTCGCTGCCGCTATGGGCAACCTGGGGAAAGGGATTGGCGATGTAGCTGAAGCCGTTGATCACCATGTCGTGCAGTTTCAGAAGATGGCGAACACGGCTGAAAGCAATGACCTGGATATGCAGGCCGCTGAACAGATCGGTGAGCTTGACTCTTGGTATTCGTCGCTTGAAGGCAAGCAGAAGATGGATGCGCTGCCGGCGTATCAAGAGCGGATCAAGGGGATTCGATCGAACATAATCGGCAAAGCCAGCAACCCCGCGGTCGCAAGAGACACTGATAACGCGCTTAGACGGAGTGTCGGTTACTCGCTAATCAATGCTGGCAAATCCGCTGGTAGCGCGATTAAGCAGTATGAGCGGCAAGCCACGGTATCGAAAGTTTCACTGCTGTCGGATCAGGCGGGACGTGAGGCAGATGATAATGCTTTCGCGCTGCGAGTGGCTGACACGAATAAGACGCTAGATCAGCTTGCGGTGTCAGAAGGCTGGGATCCGGATACCACTAAGCTTAAAAAGATGGAGATCACTGGCAAGTCCTGGTCTGATCGATTGACAACTATGTCGGTAACGGAGCCAGTTCGGGCGCAAAAACTGCTCGAAGAACATAAGGCAGATATGCCAGTTAATGTGCAGGAGCAGTTGACAAAAGTTGTTCGGCAAGGAATCATTCAGTACGAGACGCGGAATATTGCTGACAAAGCTGTGACGCTTGGGTCGTACTCTGAGTATTCGAAGACCCTCAAGGGAAGTGAGAGCGGGAACAATCCTAACGCTAAAGCCAGCACTTCTTCTGCTACTGGGCTCTACCAGTTTACGAAAGAGACTTGGGCCGATCAGATGCGAAAGCATCCAGAACTCGGATTGACCGTGGAAGGTCGTACTGATCAGGAACAATCCGAAAAAGCCAATGAAGCTTTCACAATGGAGAATGCTAAAATTCTCGCAAGTCAGGGAATTTCCACCAGCGGTAAAAACCTGAAGATGATGCACTTCATGGGTCAGGCTGGTGGTCCTGCGTTCCTTGCGCAGTTAGCCGCACGGCCCGATGGTGATGCTGCAAAAGCATTTCCAGAAGCGGCCGCAGCTAACAAATCGATTTTCGATGATAAAGACACTGGCTCTCCGCGGACGATCAAAGAGGTCTACAATAAGCTCACAGCTAAATTCTCTGGTGAGAATGTTGCCATAAATGAACATAGCTCGGCCACCGACCTTAAGGCGGCTATTGAAGTTGGCCGCGCTGAAATGAACAAACTGTTACCTGGAGACTTGGTAGCTCAGGATGCGGTAGAAGCTCGTATCACGCAGAAATATAACAGTGCGAAGAGTGTAATTAAAGATACTGAACATAAGCAGTTTATTGCGCTTCAAAGCGCTGCGTTAGACCCTAAGACAAAACCTACTACACTTGATCAACTATTCGCTGCCGACCCAAACATGCGTACAGCATACATGACCGCCGAGCCCTCACGTCAGCAAGCCATCAACCGCCAGCTTGCGATGAACGAGAAAGGCTACGATCCGCCTATGAACAACAAGCGACTCTTGCGTAGGCAGGAACTGCTTGGAATGTCTGTGAATAAACCCGCTGAGTTCGCTAAGATGGATATTGTAGGGGAAGATCTGCCGCTGGCTGAAAAGAAGTTCTTCATGGACATGCAGGTTAAGAAGGGCGTGGATGGGGCGCAGGGTGGAGATAAGGATATTGGGATTCAGTCTGCGCTGAGTATCGGAGCGCCTTATATTAAGGCTGCGGGGATCGAGCGAACTGATGCAAATAATGATCTCGAGAATCCTGCACGGTATAATACCTTTATCGGAGCGCTTGTAGATAAACTGCAGGCCGCGCAAGATGGTGGGAATAAGCTGAACGATAAAGAAAAGCTGCAGATGGTGAAAGATCTGCTGGTTGAACAGCAGTACGTAGAGCCGGGATATATGCCGTTCGGACTGAGCGATAGCAACGTGCCGGTAACTAAGTTTGAAGCGGCTGAGAAGCTCCGCAAGGGTGAGGTGATGGTGCCGCGAGCAGCGGTTACGCAAATCCTCGAAGCGGCTAAAGTTCAGGGCAAAGCTACGCCGTTGCCGTCGCAGATTATTGAAATCTATATCGCGAACAAAGACAGGCTTGACGCCGCCGCGAAAGGTAACTAAATGGACCTCGATCTTTCCGTCCTTGATGCTCCTGCGAGGCAGGCCGCTATCGCCGTCGAGGGCACTAAGCCCGATGATGCAGCGGCTGCGATGGCGCTGTCAAAGCAGACTGGTGTGCCCGCCGGGGTTATCAATCTCGACGTCCCGACGTTCACGCAGCAGACTCAGACGCAGCGTAACGCGGACATAGTGTCCAGAAATTCCGCCTTGGGCAACTACGTGCGGAACCCGCTTGATGCTCAGGTGTCGGGGGATGACTTCGAGCATCTA